GTTTTGTTAAAACCAACAACAGACTATAACACAAGTACTGCTAACACGATAGCAGGTCTATCAGCCTTGAATACAAATGATGAAGTGACTGTGGTGGTCTATGATGTATTTACTGTAGGCGATATGGTTAGTGCTACAAGTGGTGGTACGTTTAGTGGTGCTGTTACATTAAGTGGTGGAGTAAGTAGCAGTCTTACAGTTGCTAATGGACTAACTTTAACTGATGGTGACGTAACTGTAGCTAGTGGTCATGGTATTAACTTTGCAGCTACAAGTGATGCAAGTGGTATGGCATCTGAACTTCTAGATGATTATGAAGAAGGCACTTATACTATAGCAATGACAGCAGCTTCTTCAGGAACTATAACTTTAAATAGTAGTTTTAATACAGGTCATTATACAAAAATAGGAGATACTGTAACTGTTCATGGTCATCCCAAAATAAGTTCAGTTTCAAGTCCAAATGGAAATACTTTAATTTCTTTACCATTTACGGCAAAAAATGACAATATGACACAAGGTGTATCGGCTATGCTTGAAGCTGGGGTAACATATCAAACAAATCAAACAGGTGGATTTATGGTTCTAACATCACTTAATACATCAACCATGACAGTTTTGTATAACACAGATGGTGATTTTTTTGGCTTACAAGCACAAAATGGAGGATTGGGTGCAAATGACCAATTTCGTTTTAGTATAACATATAAAGTAGAAGAATAACAAAGGAATACTCTAGTGGATTGCTAGAGTTGGAAGCCTAAAAAGGAGAAAATATTATGGCACAAGGTGATATAACTAAAGAAATAGAATACGATAAAATTGAAGTCGTATCAACATGGAACATACAAGTTCGTCAGGCAACAAAGATAATGGAAGAACAGGCAGATGGTTCTAAGAAAGAATTAACTCGTTCATTTCATCGTCATGTATTAGCACCATTTACTTCAGGAAAAGATTCTGATGGTAAGTGGACACATACAGCCACTGACATTAGTGGTGAAGATGCTTCTGTACAGGCTATTGCAAATGCAGCGTGGACTGATACAGTTAAAGCTAATTATAAAACTTGGGCAGAAAGTCAGACAACGCCATGAGCAGAGCAAGAACATTTGCAGATTTAGCTACAGCATCTGAAGAGGGTAGTTTAGCTAGTCCTAATATGATACAAAATGGCGATATGGCTGTTTCACAAAGAGCAACAAGTCTAACAAGTCAAACAGGAACATTTTATTGTGTAGATAGATTTAAAATTATAGAATCAGCAGATGCAGTATTTACTGTTGCACAAAGTTCCACTTCTCCAGAAGGATTTAATAATAGTTTAAAAATAGATACTACTACAGCAGACTCATCTTTAAGTTCTACACAATATACCTCTATTGTTCAAAACCAAGAAGGTTTAAATTTACAACATTTAAATTGGGGTACATCAAATGCAAAACCTTTAACTGTTTCATTTCATGTTAGGTCTAATGTTACAGGAACTTACTGTCTTTTAATGGTGGCTAAAGATGCTACAGTTAAGTATCAATCTCAAACTTACACTATAGATTCTGCTAATACTTGGGAGAAAAAAGTATTAACCTACATAGGCGAAACAACAACAGCCATACCAGATGATAATTCTAATAGTTTGTGGATAGAGTTTTGTTTAGGTTCTGGAACAGGCTATACAAGTGGTGGTGCAACAGGTCAAGCATGGTCTAGTGACGGCACTAAATATTTTGGTGGTCAAGGTGTTAACATTATGGCTAGTACAGATAATGAGTTTTTATTAACAGGTGTTCAAATGGAAGTTGGAAGAGTTGCTACTCCTTTTAAATACGAAAGTTTTGGAGATAATCTAGCTAGATGCCAAAGGTATTATTCAAAAGTACAATACAGTAACTGGAGTGGTAGAGTGCAAAGTAGTAATGCTTATTATATACATGACGGATTTCGTCAAACTATGAGAGCAGCACCTAGTGCATCAATTCTTTCTCAATCACAAAGTTCATTTCCTACTGATAGAAATTTTGGTGATATGACAGTAAATGGTGTTGGTACTCAATGCACTGCTTCAGGAAATGCTGATGGAGCATATTGGTACACAGGCATAGCACTTGATGCAGATTTATAGAGGTTAATATGATTGGTAAAATGATAATAACAAAAGCACAATGGAATGAGTACAAAGGTAATAGTAAAGAAAATATCAAAGCTACAATAAATGGTGTTGAAATGTTTGTACCAATAGACGAAGCTAACATACACTACGCTGAAATCAAACGACAAGTTGATGCAGGTGAACTTACAATAGAGGATGCTGATTAATGCTAGGCTTTAGTGCTTTATCAGAAAACCCTATTAGTAGTGTTAATAAGGTACTAGAACTATCAGCATCAATGACAGGATTATCCGTAGCGTCTTCTGCTGCGGCGGGTACGCTTGTTGGCGAAGCTACAATGTCTTCTTTATCAATACAGACATCAGCAGGAGTTAGAATACTTGTTCATAGTGCAAGTCTTGATTCTAGTTCAGTAGCATCTTCTTCTGCTGTATTTATAAAGGGTTCAACATTAGAAACAGACCTGGTATCTTCTTCTGTGCAGACAACAACAGGTGTTCGTACATTGGTTGGCACTTCAACACAAGATTTTAATTTAACACAGACAGCTACGGGCGAATTATTATTTACAGAAATCGTTCCGAGTGTTACTGTGACTTACACAGAGATCACGCATACAGGTGATAATTGGACAGAGATTACTCACACAGGCGACACTTGGACAGATGTGAGTACAAATTAGGAGTTATAGATGGCAAGTTCGTATACAGCAAATAACGGCATAGAAAAGATTGGTACAGGCGAACAAGCAGGTACTTGGGGTGCAACAACCAATACAAATTTTGATATAATTGATAGAGCCATCAATGGTGTCGGTGCTATTACACTTTCTGGCACGACACATGATCTAACAACAACAGATGGTGCATTGTCAGATGGTCATTTTAAAGTATTAGTTTTTGGTGGTACGTTAAGTGCAACAAATACTGTTACTATAGGACCTAACGATCAAGATAAATTATATTTTGTAGTAAACAGTACCTCTGGTAGTCAATCTATAATAATTAAACAAGGCAGTGGTGCTACAGTTACTGTTGCTAGTGGCAAAACAGCAATAGTTTATGCAGATGGTGCAGGTTCTGGTGCGGCAGTTGCACAGATAGAAACTGGGTCAGATTCCTTTACAGAAGATTTAACAGTAAAAACTGGTGATGGTGCTTTGTTGACATTACAGACATCTGACACAACAGTTACAGATGGTGATGTGCTTGGTGCCTTACAGTTCCAAGCACCGAATGAAGGAAGTGGTACAGATGCCATAACAGTTTCTGCATCTATTGTAGCTGAAGCAGATAATACTTTTGCAGAAGATAACAATCAAACAGATATGGTCTTTAAGCTAGGTAGTTCTGAAGCTGCGACAGAGAAGATGAGACTAACGCATGAGGGTGATTTAACTGTTTCAACTAGTTTTACTATAGGAAGTGCTACTATTACAGAAGCAGAACTTGAAATACTTGATGGTGCAACGGTTACAACTGCTGAATTAAATATTTTAGACGGAGTTACATCTACAGCGGCTGAATTAAATTTACTTGATGGCTCAACAGCAGGAACAGTTGTAGCATCAAAGGCAGTTGTTGTAGACGGTAACAAAGACGCATCTGGATTTAGAAACGTCACGGCAACAGGCACCGTGCAAGGTGCAGAAGTCACAGCTACATCAGATGAAAGATTAAAGTCAGACATAAAAACCATAGACAATGCTTTATACAAAGTAATGAATATGCGTGGTGTGTCATTTACTAAACAAGCTGAAAAAGGTATTGGTGTTATTGCACAAGAGGTAGAAAAGATTATACCAGAAGTTGTAACAGATGGTGAATATAAATCTGTTGCATATGGAAACATGGTTGGCGTTCTTATAGAAGCAATTAAAGATTTAAAAAAAGAATTAGACGAACATAAACAAGGATGTAATTGTGGCTCTTAGCTTACCAATATCTTTAACAACTGTAAGAGATTTTTTTGGATCAGGCAGTAACGATTTAACAGCCTTACATAAAGGTGAAAATAATGTTGCCGACCCTGCTGATCACGCTGTTAGTGGAACTGCAATATCAAGCTCCAATGGAAGTACACTACCCTTTGCTATGTACCCTAATGGTGGAGTTTCACCAAGTTTTACATCAGTAAACTCCTCTATAGATACAAGTGGTTCTCTAAGTTTAACTAATTATGTTAATTCTTATAGAATTGTAGCTCCTTCTGTATCAAATGTGAATTTAATACAAACTGCTGGATCAAACTGGAATGGTGCAACTGCGGCAAGTGGTAAAGGCTTTTACATATCTAATTACTCAGCATTTCCAAGCACCTCTTACCAAGATTACGCTCAATTAATGACTGTATCAGCTTCTGCTTTGGCAGGTGGAACAACAACATCATATGCCGAAGTAGAGTTTACAGTCTCTCATACAGGAACATATGTTTTAGAAGCTAATCACACAGGTGTTGAAACAAACGGTGCATATTTTTTTATACAAGGTCGAAATGGTTCTGGTAACAGTTCGGCAGTAAATAACAGTGGGATGTCTATGACATTGCGTGAGAGTGGTGGTGGAACAAATGCCGTTGCAACTTCTTCTACTTTACCAAGTGGTGTTGGATTAAGTGGTGAATATTTCTTAGAGTCAGGCAATAATACTTTTAACGCTAGTCTTCCACAATTTAAATTATATGAGTGTGTCTTACCAGCAGGTCGTTATATTCGTATGTATGTTTTATCAACAGCAGGCAGTGCAGGATCATACGCTTTGTTTCAATTAAGAACAAATTGTAATTTCCAACGACATATATTAAGTACTACATCAACAACTAATGCTATGATAACACAGAATTAATATGCCATTAACCAAACTACAGTTTAAACCAGGTATAAATAGAGAAATTACAAAGTATAGTAACGAAGGTGGTTGGGTTGACTGTGATAAGATACGTTTTCGCTTTGGTTACCCAGAGAAGTTTGGTGGTTGGGAAAAATTAACTAGTAATGAATACGAAGGCACGGCAAGACGTTTACATAACTGGTTAGCACTCGATGGATCAAACTTTCTTGGTGTTGGTACACATCTTAAATATTATATAGAAGAAGGTGGTACATTTAATGACATAACACCTTTAAGGGGTAGTGCAAATAGTTTAGCAAGTGATCCAATTGTTACAAATGACACAACAGGAACAGAAAAACAAGTTACAATAAATGATATTAATCATGGTGCGGCAGAAGGAGATTTTGTTACAATAGCTGGTGCAGATGCTACAGGTGGTTTAGGAACCTCAATATTAAACGCAGAACATCAAATAACTTCTGTAACAGATGGTAATAGTTATATTATAACTGTTTCTACAAATGCAACAAGCGATGCTGTGGGAGGTGGAAATTCTGTAACAGCCGCATATCAAATTAACACAGGTCTTGACTCGCAGGTTGGTGGTACAGGTTGGGGTGCTGGATTGTTTGGTGGTACGACTGCTAACGCTGTTGCTACAACAATAAATGAAGGAGCAGAATTTAGTAATTCAGATACTACTTTGACTGTTGCTAATTCAAATCCTGGACATCAGATTGCAACAAATGACTTTATTTTAATTGGAGAAGAAATTTTAAAAGTAACAAATGTTTCTACAAATAATTTAACAGTTACAAGAGCACAAAGTGGCACAACAGCTTCTGCTCATGCAGATGGTTCAACTGTACAATTATCTGTAGGCAATGCGTCATCTGACGATGACTTTACTGGTTGGGGTATAGCTGCAGTAAGTGGCACAACTCGTGAAATAAGAACATGGTCACACGACAACTTTGGTGAAGATTTACTAATAAATGCTAGAGATGGTGCAGTGTTTTTGTGGGATAAAACAAATGGTCTATCTACACGGGCCGTGGAGCTTAGTACATTAGCAGGTGCTGCAAATACACCAACTGTTGCCAAACAGGTTCTTGTGAGTGACATTGACAGACATGTGCTTTGTTTCGGTACAAACACATATGGAACCACGGTCCAAGACCCATTGATGATTCGATGGTCTGACCAAGAGTCTGTAGCTAACTGGACAATCAGTTCGGATACCACTGCGGGTAGCTTGAGACTTGGATCTGGTTCAGAGTTTGTACAAGCTGTAGAGACAAAACGTGAAATACTTGTTTATACAGATACATCACTACACTCTTTACGTTTTATCGGTGGTGACTTTGTTTTTGGTATACAGCAAATCGCATCGAACATTACGATCATGGGTCCAAAGGCTGCTGTATCTACAGAGGACTTCGTATTCTGGATGGGCAGGGATAATTTTTATGTTTATGCTGGTGGCACACAAACCCTGCCATGCACTGTAAAAGACAAAGTGTTTCTTGATTTTAACAACCAGCAAAGAGACAAGGTTGTATCTGGTGTGAACTCAGAGTTTGGTGAAGTTATATGGTTTTATCCGTCTGAGTCTAACTCACTTAACAATGGTGGCACGGGCGACATAGATAAATATGTTGTATATAACTACAATGAAAAAGTTTGGTATTTTGGTAATTTAGCTAGGACAGCATGGATAGACAGAGGTATTAGAAACTTTCCAATCGCAGCAGGAAGTCCTTTTTTATATAACCATGAAACAGGGCACGATGACGATGGGTCAGCAATGACATCGTTTATTGAATCAGCACCAATGGACATAGGTGATGGCGACAAATTTAGTCTTGTACAAAAAGTTATACCAGATTTAACTTTCGAAGGATCTGTTAATCAAAGTACACCTGCCGCAAATTTTACTTTAAAAGCACGCAATGAACCCGGAGAAGATTACGGTAATACCTCTGCGGGCACAGCAACTCGAACCGCTACTTCACCTATAGAGTTATATACAAATCAAATAGACCTACGGGTAAGAGGACGATCTTTTGCTTTACGCGTTGACTCAAACGCTACCGGAATGAAATGGAAGCTAGGCTCACCAAGAGTTAGTATTAGGCCAGATGGGAGACGTTGATGGTATATGGTAATTTAGGGGTAACACCTCCAAGACTTCCCGAACCACCCACTGATTTTGCAAGAGATCCTTTGATTACCGCTAGTTATATGGGAGATTTAATTCGTGCTTTGGAGGTTTTTATTAATCAACAACAAAATTCAGAGACAGAAGAACAATTAGAAACAATCAGCTGGTTTATGGGTCGATGACAGTACGGTACAAAAACGCTAAAACAGATTTAACTACAACGGGTGCAACAGCTGTTCTGACACCTGCAAACGCAACTACAGCTGTAATAAAATCTATATTAGTGTCAGAAGATAGTGGAAATGCAGATACAATTACGCTAACTATTACAGCAGGTAGTGATGTGTTTAGTTTATTTAAGGTAAAAGCTGTTGGTGCTAACACAACTGTAGAACTACTAACAGCACCTTTGGTGTTGGCGGAGTCAGAAATATTAAAAGCGACAGCAGCAACAGCAAATCGCTTACATGTGGTTGTAAGTTTTATGGAAATAAGTTAAGGTAGGTTTATGCAACAGGGTATATCATCATTTGTAAATAGCAAACCAGATTATGAACTTGATCCGGTAGGTATTGCTTCTTTTCAAGACCAAGCAGAAAAGCTTGCTAACATGGGCCGTAACGGGGATACATATATAGTTCATGCGGCTGAAGGCGAAACTGTTTTACCTATGGAAGTATTAGATGCAAACCCACAGTTAAAGAGTATGCTGTTTACACAAATGCGGGACATGGGCATCGAACCAGAGCGTTATATTGTAGGTAGTGAGCTCAACTCTATAAATCCTATTACAGGTCAGCCAGAGTTTTTTCTTAAAAAGATATTTAAAGGTTTAAAAAATGTAGGTAAGGCACTAAAGAAAAATGCTGCAATTATTTTACCTTTTGCATTAGGACAATTTGGTATAGGAACTACTGCAAGTGGTTTATTGGGTGCAGGTTTAGGAAGTTTAATACAAGGAGATGATCCAAAAGAAGCTTTGCGAAAGGCTGCTATTGGTGGTTTATCTGGGGCAGCTTTTGCTGGATTAAGGAATGTTGGTAGAGGTGGAGGTACTTTTGCAGGAGGTGTATTATCAGATCTTGAACAGGGTTACCAAGGTCTTCGGCCAAAAAATATTGGAGAAACTTTATCAAATCCTTTTAAACGGGCTCAACAATACTTTGCCTCTGGCTCAACAGAAGCTCAACCAAGCATAGATAATGTTATGACAAATGATGAAATGGGTAAAATTTATCAAGTTGAAAAACTTCCTAATATGCCTACCGCACAAACAATAGCTGGGCAAAAAAACATGATTGAATTTGGGCAAGGTTTGCCTTCCTTAGATCAATCAATATTTAAAGGTCCTTTTAATCCAACATACAGCGACCTTGAATTAGCAGCCAGTAAAGATTTTGATTATTTAACAAAAGTACAAGGATTTTCAGCAGATAAAGCTTTACAACTTTTAAGAAAAGATTTTGATCCTAGCTTTTTACAAAAATATGGCGTACCGCTTGCAGGCATAACGGGTGCTGCTGCATTAGGCGGGTTCTTTAGTGCACCTGAAGAAGAACCCGAAGAGGAGATACTAACAGGACAAGATTTGATTGATGAGGATCCTGACAAGTATTACATCGATGTAGCAGCACAACCCTTCGTAGATCAAACACAAGTGGCTAGTGCTTATGGCATACCATCTATTTCTGAGATGTCGCCATACCCAATACCTACTTTTAACGCAAAAGAGGGAGGACCTGCTTTTCCAAGACGAACAGGCGGTATCGGGCCCGGTTTAGGTTCTGGTAAAAAAGATGATGTACCTGCTATGCTTATGGATGGTGAGTTTGTGATGACAAGAAAAGCTGTAAAAAATGCGGGTAATGGTAATCTAAATAAAGGCATAAAGAATATGTACTCTTTAATGCGTAACCTTGAAACAAGGAGAGCGTAATGGCTGAGACAGTAATAACAAGAGAGGCCCCTGATATAGAAGCCATGAAGCTTGCTTTAATGCAGGCCGGTGTTGATTTAACAAAAACAGGCATGACACTGCCGCAACAACAGATAGCTGATATGTCTGGGTTGCAAAAGCTTGCGACAGAATACGCGGGTCAGGGCATTGGCTCATATATGCCTTTTTTGCAAGGTGCTGGTGATTTATACAGTCAGAGCACTGCTAAATTTGACCCCATGTCCTATCAACAGTTTATGGATCCTTATACTGAAGAAGTGATAAAACAGCAATATGCTGATATAAACAGGCTTGGTAATCAACAGCAGCAAGGTTTAGCAGATTCTGCTATACAGGCAGGTGCTTTTGGCGGTGGCAGGCAAGCTATTGGGTCAGCAGAGATTGGTAGAAATGTTTTAGATCAGCAAGCACGGACCGGGAGCCAGTTAAGGTCACAAGGGTTTCAACAGGCAATGGGTACTGCTGCATCTAATTTTCAAAACAGAATGGGTAGATTAGGTTCTGCGGCTGGCGGTTTAGCCAGTTTGGGTGCGTCTCTTCCCGGATTAAAACAACAGGAACTTGGGTTTCTATTTGATATGGGTAGCAGGCAACAGGCACAGCAACAAGCTGGTTTAGATGCTCTTTACCAAAATCAGTTAAGACAACAAATGGAGCCTTATCAAAGGCTTGGTTTTTTATCTGACATATTTCAAGGTGCACCTTCGTCACAAATGCAGTTTACTACGGGCACTGCACCAGGGTCTGGTGTTTCTCCTTTCCAACAATACCTTGGTTATGGTATAGGTGGATTGAGTGCTGTATCAGGTGCTAACAAGTTAGGATTGTTTGGATGAGCGTTTTAAGAAGACGAATGTTTCAACAAGGCGGGCCGGTCACGGCTCCCGAAGCAGCTGCTGTTCAGCAAGGTGCCCAACAGGTTATGGGGCAAATCAATCAAGAGATAGACACCTCTCAAAACTTTGAACAGATGATTAACGCAACACGCGGTGATGCGGCTCCAATAGAAGATCGTTACCGTGAACTAGCAACTATTGTAGGTCCGGAAGATGCTATGCAGACACCTGAATCTGTTTTAGCTTTGGCACAGCCTGTTATTGAGAACGCATTGATTGATGAAGGTATTGGTGGTCTGGCACAAGAACAGATGGCGGGGCCCGTTGACCCTGAAATGACAGGTGGCATTATGGAAATGACACAGCCTGTGCAACAGTTTCAAGAGGGTGGTCCTGTGGGGTATGCACCCGGAGGCGCCGTTTCTTTGTCAGACTATTATCAAAAAAACTTACCTCTTATCCAAGAAGTTCTAGGATCTGGTGACATAAAGAAACAAGCACAAGGACAAGCCTTATTAGACATAGCACAGAGAGCTTTTCTATTTGGTAGTGGTGTAAACCCTGCGACAGGTAAACCTTATGGTGATGATGAAACAGAAGCACAAAAACTTGCAGGGTTTTTAGCATCTTCAACAACACCTATTGGGGAACAACTAGCGGCTTACAATAAAGTTAAGCAAACCGAAAAAGCTAAAGCTCTAGAAATGGCTATAGCTCAAAAGACCGCGGCTGACGCAGCAGCAGCTAAAAAATATACATTAGGACCCGGTGAAGCTTTAGTGTCACCTTCAGGTGATATAATACAGGAAAGACCTACTGAAACGACAAAAATATTAAAACCGGGTGAAAAATTATTTGATATTGATGGCAAATTATTGGCTGTTGGAAATAATCAATTAATAACAATGTCTGAGGGACAGCAGGTTGTAACCGATAAAGGTGATGTTATTGCTGAAAACAAAAAGAACATTACTTTAAAAGCGGGAGAAACAGCTTATACAGCAGACGGCGTAGAGATAATAAGTAAAGATGATGTAATTACTTTAGGTGAAAATCAAGTTGCCTTTAATCAAAATGGTGATGTCATTGCCAAAGGCCCTGAAAAATATATAGCTCCGCAAAAAATAGGACCGGGTGAAAAATTAATAGGAGCCAATGGCAAGGTTGTAGCGACAGGGGCGGATAGATCATATACCTTACAACCGGGCGAAATGCGTGTAAGCGAAAATGGTGTGGTACTTGCTTACGGACCACCAAAAGTTTATAAGATTGGCGAAGGCGAAAAAGTAGTCGATGGCAATGGTAAAACCATAGCAGAACAAGGTAAAGAAAGAGTATTAAAACCGGGCGAAAGATTATTAAATGCTGACGGTACTATTAAAGCTGAAGGTCCTGCTCAAACAATAACATTAAGTGAAGGTCAAGTGGCTTTTCAAGGTGGTGTAGAGGTTGCAAGAGGTCAAGAAAAAACTATTGCTGTTACAGAAGGTGTTGAAATTTATGATCGAAGCGGTAACCTTATTGTTAGAGGTCCTGCTAAGAAATTTAAATTATCTCCGGGTGAGACAGTATTTGATCAAAACGGTAATGAAATTATAGTTGCACCGGGCAAAGAGCACATTCTTGGACCGGGTCAGATATTGTATGGATCCGATGGTAAAGAAAAAGCCAGAGGTGCAAAAAGAAATATTAATTTAGCTCCGGGCTCCGTTGTGATTGACGAGGATGGTGTCGTTATTGGCAGAGGTGACAATAAGGTATACACATTATCACCGGGTCAAACAGCTGTAGACAGCACTGGTAAGATAATTGCAGAGGGTGGTGAAAAACTTGTTACATTGTCTCCGGGTCAAACATTAGTTGACGCAAGCGGAGTTGTAGTAGCTAGAGGTGATAACCAGACAGTGACCGTAGGCGTTGGACAAAAAGTAATAGATAAAGCTACAGGTGAGGTTATTGCTGAAGGCAACCCACCAAAAGTTGATCTTTACGAAATAGTCGTAAATGGTAAAGTGGTGGATACTTATAATTTAAGTGATCCTGATGAAAAAGCAGCTTATGACGCAATGTTACTGATGAATAAAGATGCAACTGTTCATCCTGTAGCAAAGCGTGACAGTACCGTATATAAACCTGAGTATAGAAAACTTATTAACTCTGCGACAGGCGCACAAACTGTTGTGGATATTAATAGTGCAGAAGGTCAATTACTTGTAGCTCAATCTAACACTGATCCTAATCTAAATTTACAAAAAATAACAACAGAGCTTAAATCAAAAGCACAAACTTTCCTAGTTGATTTGGATAAAGATGGTATTGCAACTGACATTGTTCTTAGTTATGACCAAAAAACTTTTATAAGAAAAGATTTAAAAGGTCGAAACATTGATATGGCAGGTAATTTAATACCGGAAGGTTCTGCTCCTGTTATTGATAATTTAGATAATTATAGAGCGGTTGCTATTAATGACACCACAACTTATCAAGCTTTAAAAAGTTCAAGAAAACTTCAACAAAATGTTGCTAAACTAGCAAAGTTTACAAAAGGTGTAGATCAAATGACTATACCTGTTTATGACAAAAACGCTAATGGAGATACAATCCAAGTTGGAGAAGAAAAACTTAGTGCTCAAGATCAGTCAGATATTATTGATGCTATGGATTATGCTATTGCAGGCACAGGTCCATGGGCTGCTTTCTATGCTTTAATTGATAACGTAGTTGGTGGTGTTGCACCGGGTGTTATGAAAGAAACTTTTAAAGACACAATGCAAGCAAGGCAGTATCTTAACGCAATTGAAAAATTAGGTCGATCAGCATTAAGCGTAAATCCAAAATTTGCTGTTACTGAATTAAATCAATTAAGTGCACTATTTCCAAGTCCTGATAGAATTTTTGGTAGACCTGAAACACAAGCTCAAAAATACATAGCTTTGAAAAGAATAGCTAAAAAACAATACAAAAGAAATTTAACCGCATTAACTGAAGGTGTCTTGGACGATACTATAGCAAGAAATTTAGAAAGTAAAAACGTAGAAATTGAAAGATTATTAGACTTATTAGCCGGTGTTCCAGAGGATCTTCCGGGTGGTCTTAGTGAAAATGTTTTAAATGATCTTAAAAGTGCAATGAAGGCTAATAAATAATGGCAGACACATTTCCAGTTGAACCCGAAGTTTCAAATAATATTTTAGATAAAATTAAACCGGTTGAGTTTAGTAATGAACGAATGGATACATGGATTTCTACTTTTAAATTTAATACTTCTAATATTTTAGCAGAACAATTAGCGGCTGAATTTAACACACAGTTTCCAGAAGAAATTACTTATGATGGGTTAAAAGACGGTACAGCACCTTTTTTTGATTTAAATCCTGTTACTAAAAATTTAAATGTTAAAGACAGAAGACTAACAGATGATCAGATAATAGAACTGTTTTCTAATGCTGAAAATTTTGGCGGTGCTGCCATATTTAAAGGTATGGCAAGAGAAGCGATACCCTCAATTTCAGCGGCGGCTGCTTCAGCGGCGGCTGTTAAAGCCACTCAATTAGGTTTAAATTTTTTAAAAGCAGCTCCTCCTGCTGGACCTTTGGCTTATGTTAAAGCACCGGCTTATGTTGGTTCTTGGTTATTAGGAACATTGGCTGGTTATGAAACGGGAACAGCCGTGACTGAGGGAATAATGGGGGAAGAACCTCCTATTGCTCCTGGATCTTATGCAGCATATGAAGCCGGTAAAACTTTTGCAAACATTGTTCCTTTCATAACTCAACCCTATCTTTTAAAGTCAGGTGTAGATTTAGGGGCTGCAAATTTTTTATCTACCATGGATAAAAATTTATACAAAAAATTACCTTTCTACAAAAAAGGAGCTTTGCTTACAAACTCTTTTATTGAAAGATTTGTTAACAACACAAAAAAGTTCTACACAGAAAAACCAATTAGAGCTCCGCTTACTGAATTAGGTGCGGCAGGTGCGGCAACTTTTGGTGCTTACGGAGCAGAAACCGTGGCTCCCGGATCAACTCCGGTAAGATTAGGGACTGAACTAGCTAGTGGAGTAGCGGGTAGTATAGCGTCAAACTCACTTTTAAATAGAATACCTTCTGTTATAAGCACTTTAAATCAAATTAGAAAAGGCGGTTTTAAAGAAGGCTTAAACGTATTTCAAACAAAACGTCAACAGCAAGGCGTTAATCGAATATTAGAATTGTTAGAGCAAGCAGGTGAAGACCCTGATGCGGTTATTAAAGCTTTGGAATCTGACAATGTTTTTGGAATTGATGAAGCAAATTTACCGGATGATTTAAAAAAACTTGTAGAAAGTGGGGGAAAATTATCCGCAGCACAACTATCAGGAAGCCCTACTTTAGCGGCTATTGAAGCTGCTATCGAACAAAGTAGTCCGGGTTTTGGTAAAGAAAAGTCAGACGCAGACATAGCTGCAGCAAAAGCATTTAGAAATGTAATTAATGTTTTGACGCAAACAGGTGACAAAAATGCTTTAAAATTAGCGGCTAAGTTAAAAAATGATTACATAATGTCAATATTAGAAAGTGGCTATACGAAAAGAGTTCAAAAATTATTGGAAGCTTCTGCGAGAGTAGAAGGTTCTAACGTAAGCACCACTCAATTAGGCGTAAAAATTTCTAACGCTGTTTTAGGTTCTTTAGAGGAAGCTAGAAAAGTTGAAGATAATTTATGGGGACCTTTAAAAAATCTTGAAATTGGGTTAGAAGATTTAACTGCTTTTAAGTATATAAATACACTAAAATCTGTAAACGAAGGTGGTGTTTTACCAAATGACATAAGTGCAAAACAATACGATTTAAGTAAAATATCAAAACCAATTAAAGATTTTCTTAAAAGATCAGGCATTGATATTGGAGATATTGACCCAGAGGATGCAGGTTCTGCCCCAGTTGTTTCTAAAAATTTAAACCGTGTTAATCAACAAATTACATCTTTAGGAACTTCTGACGTAATACAAGAATTTGAAAACATAGCTGCTTCAACTATCTATGATTATCAACCTGTGAATCAAGGTGTTCAAGGTATAATTCAAAATAATTTTATAAGTAAGACATCAATAGATAGACTTAATCTTGACGGCCCTAATTTACCCGGAGCTTATGCCGACATAGTTGCTCAAGCCATAGATCAGAGAATGATAGAATACGGCAAATATATGAGGGCCGGCGAAAAAGCTAAACTTAAACAAATTCAAAAGTATGCAAGAAAACTTTCTGAAAAAGCAAGAGTAGAAGCTTCTGAGCAAGCTGAGTCTTTTACTGATTTTACAACTGGTGTTCCGGATGATCCTATTACGATAGGTAGTTTAATTGAAATGCGGTCTAGAATTTTAAAAGAAGGCAAAAGATTAAAAGCAGGTAATGAACCCGGATCAGAGTTAATGTTTATATTACAACAAGCCATGTTAGACGACATTAATGGATTTGCGGCACAAATTGATGACGTAGATCTTAAACAAGCTTATGGTGAAGCAAGAGCTTTTAGTTTAGCTTTAAATGATACTTACACAAGAGCTTTTACTGGCAAACTTAGAGACAAACTAAAAAGTGGTGCGCAGACATTACCTCCTGAATTATTAGGTAAAGAAATTTTTGGGGGAGGATCTGACCCAACTTATTTAAGAATTACACAACTTAGTGACGTTAGCAAATTTGGAAGAAAATTTAATTTAAGTAACAAATATTATGATGAGGTTTTAGAAAAAGAAGTAAGTGTTCCTGCAACAATTACTGGTTCCTTAGATCAAATGATTAGAAATATTCGTTCTAAGGCTATCAAATCAGACGGAAGTGTTAATCAGGAAGAAGTTTTAAAATGGGTAAAATCTAATAAAGAAATTTTAGACCCTGATCCTTCTAAAGGTTACGCAGGTTTTCCCGAACTAAAAGAGGATTTGTTAAACGAACAGAGAGCACAACATTTATTACAATCATGGACTAAAAAATACGCTTCATTAGATGGTTCTAAAAGTCTCAAACTAGGTGCCATACAACAAAAATATAAAAATCAAACAACCTTTATGGATCTTTTACCTAATGTAGAAAATCCTACGCTTGCTGTTACAAAGGCTTTTAACTCTAAAGCACCTAAAAGAGACTTAATGAATTTAGTTAAAATTGTTAATAGAGTTACCGATGCTGATAAAAGAAAAGCAGCTATGACGGGGTTGCGATCTTCAATACTTGAATTTGCTATGGTTAAAGGGGGCATGACTTCCCAGACTTTTAATCCAAGAGCCATGTACGATACTTTATTTAGTAAAGTGCCAAATTCTTTTGATATGGTTTTATCAAAATTTATGGTTGAGCAAGGTGTTGCAACTTCAGCAGAAGTTGGGCAAATGAAAAAAGTATTAGAACAATTTATTAAATATGAAAACGCTGTTGCTGGAAAAGGCATAGATGAAGTAGTTGAGGGTTTTGGTTTTTTTGCAGATTTTGCTCAAAGGCTTGCAGGTGCTAAATTAGGAACTATAGCAGGTTCTATTATTCCGGGAAGAACAGGTGGTGCAGGTCTTATTGAAGCTTCTGCGGGTTCTAAATTGCTTCGCCGTATGTTTGCAGATTTACCTAATTCTATGAAAATGGATGTTATGGGCGAACTTATGAGAGATCCAAAAAAATTAGCAGCGATGATGCGAGAACCAAAAAATGTAGGTGAGTACAATAGAATATCTAAGGTAATACTAGATTTATTTATTGATGCAGGTTTGATGCCTACTTCTAGAATATCGCCTAGCGTTGCTAGAGAAGTAACAGATGAAGAATATGTCGTGCCTACTACCTCTGAGGATAAAGTATCTGCGGTGCAACCCTCCGTTCTTCCCTCACTACCCACGACTCAAGGGCCACCACCTGAGATGATTAGTCCGTCTTTAGCATCTGCTTCACCAATACAACCAATAGCAGGGCCAAACGTAAACCAAAATCAAAGGGCAAAACTGGCCGCAGCTTTTCCTTTTGACATAACATCTGATGTTAACCGTATGAGACAGGCGGGCATTGGATCATTAATGGGGTAATTATGAGAGAAAACTTTGATAAATGTTTAGAAATGTTACTTGTGCACGAAGGAGGTTGGAGCTCACATTCAAAAGATCCTGGCGGCAGCACAATGAAAGGGGTGACCAAGAAAGTATATGAAGAATACTTAGGTCGTGAATGCACAGATGATGAACTTAGAAATATAAAAGATGAAGAAATCGCAGAAATATATAGAAAGCGTTATTGGGACAAAGTAAAAGGTGATGACCTACCAGACGGCGTAGATTGGTCTGTGTTTGACTGGGCTGTAAACAGCGGGCCAGCACGAGCAGCTACTTCTTTACAAAGATGTGTGGGCGCAACAGTTGACGGGGTCATCGGACCAAAGACCGTGGGACACGTTGTTGACATACCAGCAGAAAAAACTATTCAGTTCCTTGCTATGGAACGTGAAAAGTTCTATCGTTCACTTAATACCTTTGATACTTTCGGCAAAGGTTGGTTAAGACGTAACGAAGAAACCAGAGAGAAGGCAGTTGAAATGGCTATGAAGGAGAAAAACAATGGCTGAAGGAATTATGGGATTAATAGATTCAATGCCGGATGAAGGACCACCAGCAGATGCGGGTGATACAAGCAGTCCTAATTTTGGCCAAGGCATGTCCATACCGCAAATGTATGAAATATTGATGCCTTTAGCAAGAAGGCTTGCTGAACAAACGGGTGAGGATGTACAATCTATATTGCAGGAAATGGTTACAGACCCCACTGCTATTGGCAGAGCTAAAAGTATGTTAGGAATGGATGAAACAACACCTTTTCCTAATAACATACGGGAACCCATGATACTTAAACCCGGCGAAGTTTTGATGAACTCAGATGGCGAGGTTTTAGGTCAAAAACCACAAGAAAGAACAATGGTTTTAAAACCCGGTCAAACAGTTTTGGATGCAGCGGGTAATGTTATAGCTCAAGAAAGACAACAAGAAAAAACAGTGGTTTTAAAACCCGGTGAATTAGTTGTAGACAGTAGTGGAAGAGTAATCAGTGACGCTGGAATAGCACCTCCTTCACAGCAACTTGCAGATCCTAATCAACGATATACTTTAGATGAAATAAGAAAAATTATGGAATTAGGTAAAGGCATGGGCATAGGAGAACAAATGATGTTAAAACCGGGTGAAATGATGTTTCCTAGAGAGAATGCTATCTCTTTACCTCAAGGAAGACCTACCATGTCTGAAAGGTTGCTTTCACAAATGTCTTTGAAGGATTAGTAAGTGCCCGTAACTATTAGTGGTGGTAAATTTGGTTCTAATTTAAGCTCTAATCCCGACACGCGGGACGATCAGACAGCTATCGCTAAAGCTGACCTTAATAAATTAAAAAATCAAATAGCCGCCGGAGAACTTAGAAAAGGCTCCAAAGATGTTATGAAAGAGCTTAACCGTCTTGAAAAGATGGGCATTGCTACTTTTGGAACAGGCTTACGCGGTTTAGACACAGCGGGTAGCGGTGATAAACCCTACACAAGACAGCAGTACCAACGCCTTGTTAATGCTTTATACGATCCCTCTCAAAGAGATTTTGACCAAGACACTATTTACCCTAACCAATTTGCTGCAAGTCAACAAAAATTAACCGCAGCTGATTACGAAGATTTTCTTAAAGGTAGAGAAGAAAGGCTCAAAGATAGTTTGTTGGGTAAAGGTATTGGAGCTTTACAGGGAATGTTTAATCCTATTGGTTCTGGAATTAAAACAGCACAGGACTATTTAAGTGGCATCCTGCCTTTTCTTCAAAGAACAAATCCAGAATATTACAGTTATTTACAAAAAGGTTTAGCTCCGCAAAATGATGAACAAATACCTATTACATTAGCCGGTATAGGATCACTGCCTGTTAATCAGACAAAACCCGTAGATACTTCTACCGTCATGTCAGACTTTGCATTAACGCCAAACCAAGTTGCATTTAACAATCCAACTGTGGCCGGCGCCGATATAATTAATTCTAATCAGTTATATCCAATGTTAAACTATCCAACTTTCAATACTCTCGCCTAACACCTGACCTGCAATATCAATCTTGTCTCGTAAAGCATTGATTATCTTCTCATCTATAGTACCAGGTGATACTAGGTCAATATAAGTTACATTATTTTTCTGACCAATACGATGCGCTCTGTCTTCACTCTGTAAACGTATCTCAAGATCATAACTGTTAGAATAGTAAATCACGGTGCTTGCGGCTGTAAGCGTTAAACCAAAACCACCTGTACGCGGTTGACCAATAAAGAAACGTGTTGTTTGATCTTCCTGAAAGTTCTTTACAATCTGCTGTCGTTCTTCCTGTGGTGTTTCTCCGTAGTAAGTAACAACAGATTGTTCCCCAAACTCTTTGGCCAACGCATCACGAATCGCGGTTATGTCATGTACAAAAGAAGCCCATATAATAACTTTGCCACTTGTTTCGTTTAATATATCAACCAGTTCTGTTATACGATTAGAGCTTATGCTTCGAATTGTATCATCGTCATCTTTGATAAACCCGCAACATATCTGCTGTAAACGCATAATCTGTGTCAAAACACTGGATGTAGTAGACAGCATACCATCTTGAAACAAAGTCAAAGCAAGCTTCTTCATCTCAGTGTAATGTTTTTTCTGGTCATCTGTCAAAGGTACGTTACGGCGTACAAATATTTTGTCTGGTAAATCAAGACAGTCTTTCTTCAGCACACGACTACTAAATGCTTCTATCTTTTCATTAAGCTCATCCAGTCTTTGGTAGCCGGCTATCTCCTGAAAAGAGCGGTGGCCCATTGTTCTACGTTTGACCACGGCATACCGACCTTGAAAGGCATAGTAACTGGTAAAACCTAACAGTTTATCCGATAGAAAACCAATCTGAGAAAACAAATCCATGGGTGACTTAGTAACAGGAGATCCCGTAAGTATACGTTTATAGCTACACAATTGACCCAAACTAATTACATTGCGTGTGCGCATAGCTTTTCTATTCTTGATTGTTGTCGATTCGTCTACCACCATCATGCTTTTAGGATGCTTACGAAACAGCCATTTAGCCGTCTCAGAGCCCTTCTCTGTAGATAAGGCTTCTATATTCATCACAAACAATTTAAGGTGCCCTGACGCTTCTACAAAGTCCAGAAACTCTTTCTTATATGTTTGGGTAATGTTGGGTTGCCAACGCAACACGATGCTTGGAATGTTATCTGGTAGATGCTGTGGTATTTCTTTGTGCACCCAGTTATCATAAACACCTTTAGGTGCTATAATGAAAGCTGCATCTATTTTCTTACTTTGATACAAGTAACCAATAGTATCTATTGCAACCTTAGTTTTTCCGGTGCCCATCTCCATAAACAAGGCAAAGTTTTTTTCATCTTTAGATTGATGAAAAACTTTTTCTTGATGCTTATAAGGCTTTGTTTTAAATTTATACATTTTTTTCTCTTTACTACTTGACAATAGGATTGTATAAGATTAAATAAGAAAAATCAAGAGTAGAAATACTTTTTAACAACGGACGGAGGACAACGATGCAAGATGATATAGCATCCCTTATGGAAAGTGATGTTGCTGAGAAAACTTCCTCATCTCTAGTTATTGGAGATGTGCAACTCAAACAGGCCGCAAATCTTGCGGCTATGATTAAAACTGAAACAGAACATGTAAAGGTCTTAGAAGAAAACTTAAAAGAGTGTAAGAAGAACCTTATGAAGTTAACAGATGAGGACTTACCTCAACTTCTAACCGAACTTGGTATGTCAAGTTTTAAAATGGCTGACGGGTCGTCAGTAGAAATCAAGAAAACTTATGGAGCTTCTATTCCTGTTGCTAATCGCATACAGGCTTATCAATGGCTACGCGATAATGGTTTTGGCGATATTGTCAAAAATGTTGTTGCCTGTAACTTTGGTATGGGTGAAGACAACCAAGCGGATAGTTTTTTTGAAATGGCAAAAGACAAAGGTTTTGTGCCAGATAAGAAAACTGAGGTTCATTCCTCAACACTTCGGGCGTTTGTAAAAGAACGTGTCGAAAATGGTGACGAGTTCCCAATGGAATTATTTGGGGCTTTTGTTGGTCAACGAGCTGTAATTAAAGGAGGAAAATAATGGCAAATGCAGTAAAGACTAAGGGCGATACTAAAGTCGCTACACTCGATATGGATATGTTTGAGCAAGATGCCGGTGCAGGGCTTAATAATCTTGGCACTGAGGATTTGGCTTTACCTTTCCTAAAAGTTTTGTCAAAGCAAAGTGATGAGCTTGATGAAATAGATAACGCAAAAGCAGGTGACATTTTAAATACTGTTACCAATACTTTGTACAAAGGTAAAATTAATGTTGTGCCTTGTGCGTACCAAAGGCGTTTTATTCAATGGCAACCTAGAGGTAGCGGTTCAGGTGCACCTGTCGGTATCTATAAGCCTACGGATGATATGCCTGAAACAAGCCGTTCTTCTGAGGATAATAAAGAATATCTTACGGACGGTAGCGGTGATTACATTGAACAGACCTGTCAATGGTATGTTAAAGTAATTGAAGAAGATGGTACGGCGTCTAATGCATTGATTGCTATGAAGTCAACGCAACTTAAAAAATCCCGTAAGTGGATGTCCATGATTATGTCAAGACAAATGACTGGTAAGAATGGGCCTTTCACTCCACCTATGTATTCACACGTTTACACACTTACAACTATTGCTGAAGAAAACAGCAAAGGTAAATGGCATGGATGGGAAATGTCTTTGGACAAGCAAGTGGGGGATATAAACCTTTATACATCCGCGAAAGCTTTTGCTGAGTCGGTTGATAAGGGTGATGTCAATGTCAAACACACTCAAGACGGCGAAAGTCAAAACGAAAATATTCCTTTTTAACTTTGCTTAACTGTGGCGGGG